CCGCCTATCCATGTCACATGGTGCGACCTCAAGTGTGGAAGGGGTTTTATCACATACATGATAAAGATGATTCGCTTGACATAGCCCGTATGTTTTGGCCTGAAGCCCCATTAAAGCGAAAGAAAGACAATAACCTAGCAGAAGCCCTTTTAATCGGGGATTATTGGAGACAGCAAGTAGTTGGATTAAGAGATGACAAAATCAGAGTCAAAACACAATCTAATTAAATTCACAGAATCAGAACGGCATATTCTGAAAACAATAGGCAATGGCAGTTATTCAGAAGGTGCTCGAATTTGCATAGCATGGGCGGCACATTTCTACAATTTGGGGCTAACTACTGAAATGGATATAAGGCACATTGGCCTAGTTACAGTTTCCAGCACCGATAACTATCCGCACGAATAGGCCTAAAACGCATTAAAACAGCCCTAGAAGGCCACAATTTATGGTTGCCCTAATCACCCTACATTAATAGGCCAATGATAGGTTTTAAACGGGCATGAAAAAACCGCCCGAAGGCGGCTGTAATTGTGGGATTACTAATTTAGTTAGTCTTTAGTTTATCTCTCCAATTTTTTGCAGTCTCTTCATCAAGTAACCAGATGGGAGAAAGCCCCATTTTGTCGGCCTGAGTATCTGCTTGCTCAATATCGGAAAATTTGCCAATACAATAAATTTCCCCATCATTGTTTAAACAAAACCATATTTTCATTTTTAACTCCTTTTTATGAATTTGCTAGGGTTTCATATTTCCAATTTTCCCCATCATGTTCGTCAAGATAAACCCATTCAATCAATTCTTCGCTTTCATAGTGTGGGTTTTCCTCTATTATTTTGTTTTGTGCCTCTTCTAGGGTTTCAGCCTCAACAAAATACTCATAAGATATATTCTTAAAAATTTGAAATGTTTTCATGATTAAACCTCACAATTCAAAGTTACATAGCTTGGTGCATCTTCACGTTCTAGAATTTCCACTTTTCTATTTGTTGCCACTTGCAATTCAGATGCAACGGCATGAACTAACTCTTTAAAATCATAACTATTGAAGTATTCATCTAAATTGTTAAGTGTGGCAAATAGGGCAAAATCCCCATCATCACGGGTAAACCCGATTGAAACTGTTTTCATATTAACTCCTGTTTATTTACGTTTTAAGATTATTTGTAGAATTAGTGCAATAGTTGCATAAATCATGTAACTAATTCCATAATTCTAAATTCCTCAGATGTGTAAGGGCTTGCAATATTTCCATCTTGGTATTCCCTTAATTCCTCTTTTAAAAAGTCACTAAGGGCATTTTGTGCATCTTGGTAACTATCGAAAATGGTAGGGATTTCGTTTTCATCTTGGTCATAAGTTGTCCAAGTATTTACCCAATCGTCACACAATGTCAAATGTTGGATTTCGTATTTCATGCGTCTATCTCCTCAGAGTTTTCCTCTTTATATGCGTCAAACATGGATTGTGCTATCTGTCTCCAGTTAACAGCATCTAAAAAGGCCATTGCATAGTCAAATGTAAGCCCCTTAGTGCCTTCCATTTCTAGGATTTCAGTGGCATATTCTTTTAAACTATCGGCGGCCTCATAAACTTCCATTCCGTCATCAAATTGGTCTAACCATGCAATGCCGTCAAATATTTCCAAATTGACTCGCCACGTTTCATAGTTAGTCCAACCATTGTAAGTTTTATCAGTCATAGTAACTCCCATTTATATAAACATTAAAAAACCCCATGCCCTAGAATTAAGACATAGGCCATAAACCCCTATTTCTAAGGGTTTACAGTCTCAGGGTTAGATTGTTTCCGTTTCAGTCTCTACGGGCTTTGCAGTAGGTTTAAAACACCATTGTGGAATTGTTGCGCCGCCGCCGTCACGCATGGGCATAATAACGCCGATAAAGTTATCAACACCGATATTAACTAGGCCACTATTGTTGCCCCGTTGCAAAATGGATACAGTAGGCGTAGCACCTTTTTTACTCTCTTTTATATCGTGTGCGGCTTGGTGAAATGCTAAAACGTATTCAGGGTTATAGCAAGCAGGCGCAATATCATCATCTTTTAAGACTAAGGGCAACACTCTATCGCAATCGGGAAATGCCCCGTCTAATGTTTGGAATGTTTGTTCACCAGTAGGCGTTATAACGTGTATTTTTACGCCGTCAATAGTGAAATGCAATATTTCATTGGCATTTCTAGCAGTTCCAATAAGGGCTTTTAGTGCGTCATTACCGATAATAACGCTACATTTCTCCCTTGGTGCGTCATCTATCAACAAACGCCCTAGCATGTGTCCGTTTGTAGATTCCAAGTAAGTGCCCCGATTATTTTGCACTACATGGATACCGCATAGGTAATAACGTATGTCCTTAGTAGAACTAAAACGATTAAGGGCTTTTAACTCTTTACGCATAACTGAAAATTTCATATTGACACCTATTAAAAAGAAAATTAAGCATAGGCAAACCCATGCCCCTAATGACAATCACTAGGCCACTAACCCCTAGTTTTAAGGGTTAGCAGTATAAAGATTACAGGGATAAACCAGTTAAACGATAGCAGTTACCATTTTGTAATTGCACATCAATCGTGCCAAATGGGTGAATTTTGATAACTTTCACTGGTTGCACTTTACCAAATATTGGCATCATGTAGATTTCATTTATTTTTAATTTCATAATTAACACCTTTTAAAAAGTTAAGACATCAAAATAAGACAATAGCAAAGTTACCCATGCTATACAAAATGCAAGGCCACCAAGGGCATCAAATAAAAATTGTCGCATAGTTAACACCTATTAAGAATTTTTAGCCAATAGATTAAAAGATTTTAGGTAATCCCTTGCACCTTGGTAGGTATCGGCCATTATTTTGTCGCATAGTTGCCCGTTTTTATACAGTTTTACAATGTAGTAACCATTGTATGCAATGCGCTCAAATGTAGTGTAATTCCCGTTTTTTTGTTCAGTGATTTTCATTTTTAACACCTATTAAATTAGTTGATTGAGATTGATAGTTTAGGGATTGTTAGCCCCTAAACAATAGGGATAAACCCTAGTTATACCTTATTAGCCCATGCAATGCCACTAGATGTAGCATGGTAGGTATGACTATCATAATCATGCGTTAAAAATCCATGCTTAACCAGTGTATCCATAATAGATTGAAACTGATTAAGAGTAGCACCATGCCCCATTAGTGCACTATAAATAACGCCACTAGGTGCACCAGTAGGGGAAAGATTAGCCGATTCGATAATGCCCTTGCCTATGCTTTGCAATGCTTTAATTTGTTGATTAGTCATTTTGACACCTATTAAAAAAGATTGATTAAAACCCTAGATTGTGAAACCTAGGCCATAAACCCCTAGAGTTAACCAAGGGTTTATAACCTATGCTTTACTGTATAGCATCAGTTTGTGAAACGTGAAACACTGAAACACTACGCACTAGTTTGCTTGGTTTGCCCGTTTCCTTGGATTCTGTATCTATCCAAGTAACGCACTTAACACCAGTTTCACCCTTACGCACTTGCCTACCAAGGGCTAACCATGCTTTGTAGGTGAATACGTTTTCCCTAGGTTTAATCTCTAAGGGATTGATACCCTTTTCAATAAACCCTTTTATTATTGTAGGATAGTTGATTAATGAATCCCCATGCTTTGCACGATTAAGGGATTCTAGTGATTGTGTTTGTTTATCCATATTGACACCTATTAAAAATTGATTGATTGTTTGTAAGATTAAATTCTAAGGGTTAAAAAACCCCTAGAAAATAGTGATAAACCCTAGGTTAGTTATCAAACACTAGGTCAAAATAATGACGTATTCCATCACTATCTTTAAAAGTGCATGGATTCACTGCTTCTAGAATAATATCCGCAAGGGTTTCACCCATGCTTCCATCACCACTTTCACTGCCTAGATAAACTGCATCACTAGGGATTGATTCATAACTAGAAAATTGTTTCATGATTGACACCTATTAAGTTAGTTAAAAACACACTGATTATTTGTTAACCAGTGCTACTAATATAACGTCACTACTACAATAAAGTAACTAGGATAAACCCTAGGTTATCTAAAATCTTTTCTATCAGTTCCACTATATTAATAGTCAATTACTATTGTAATACTTTCTTACTTATACTTGGATTGTATGCAATATCAGTATACAGTTTGACTAGTTGCACGGGAGTGGTGCATCACTCATATACACTAAGTTAGTGAGTGCTAACCTGCTTAGTTAGTGTGCGCTTACTTCGATGTTAGTGAGTGCTTACTTATGTATGGGGGGAGGGGGTAGGCGCTGTGTGGAATATTTGTGGGAGCCTCCTCCCCACAAGAAAAGCCAATTTAGCCTTTTTAAGATAAAGAAAGATAATTGCTAGACGACTAGGAAGTGATGGACGATAGCCTGTAACCCGTATATACAGGTAGTTCTCAAGAAGAGAGAGCCTCTCGTTTATCTAGATTACAAGACTGTTTGTCAAACAATCAAGCCTAAGCCGCTTTGCCCCGTTCTGGTTGTTGCTGGCACTATCACAGTGTTAAGCAAGCCATACTAGAAACTCGCCTAGTTCATCACGTTTATCCTACTTGGTCGGCTCAACCGCATAGAGGGGTGGGTCATGCCCCCGTTGTCTTTACTATATCAGGGATTACCCTATTGTTCAACAAATAAATCTAAAGCATAATCAGGGGAAGCAACTTCCACGCTTGTGGACAAAAGTAATGACTGAAACAAAACCTCGTGGTCGCCCAAAAGGGTCAACTAATAAACAGTTCTCCCTTACCAGTTATGCTGATAAGCCTGAACTCATCACCCTTCCCAAGACTGAGACTGCCCAACTTAAAGAACTAAAGAATCTCCTGATAAACAGCGCAGGTTCTAGAGTTGTCCACAAAGCAGTAGAGATTGCCCTTAATGACGAACACCCTGCCCAACTAGCCGCCATCAAACTCTGTATGGACAGAATGTTGCCAGTCAGTATGTTTGAAAAGGAAGGCAAGTCCCGTAGTGCTGTAACCATCAACATTACTGGAATAGGTGAGATTTCACATGGTGAGACTATTGATGCACAAGATATAGAGGTTAAAGATGAGTGATCTAAACTTCTCCCTACTGCCTTGGCAAGAAGAAGTCTTCAAGGATAAGACTAGGTTTAAGGTAATTGCGGCTGGTAGGCGGTGCGGTAAGTCCCGTATGGCGGCAGTCACCCTACTTATTGAAGCCCTGAAATGCCCCTCTGGTTCTGCCGTTCTGTATGTTGCGCCTACAAATGGGCAGGCTAGACAGATTATTTGGCAAGTCCTAATGGAATTGGGTAGAGAGATTATCCAAAACGCCCATATCAATAACCAAGACATTACGACTATAAATGGGGCAACCATCTATGTTCGTGGTGCTGATAGACCTGATACCTTACGGGGTGTGTCCCTTACCTATGCCGTACTAGACGAGGTAGCAGACATTAAACCTGAAGCGTGGGAACAAGTAATCAGGGCTTCTCTGTCAGACAAAAAAGGCAGAGCCATGTTCATTGGTACGCCAAAGGGCAGAAACTGGTTTTATGATCTGTACAAGTTAGGGCAGTCTGAAGATGATCCTGATTGGAAGTCTTGGCACTTCACTACCAAAGACAACCCATTGATTGACCCAACTGAGATTGAGTCAGCCAAGAAAACCCTATCCACCTTTGCTTTCAAGCAAGAATACATGGCTAGTTTCACCAATGCTGGTAGCAATGTGTTCAAGGAAGAATGGATTAAGTACGGGGAAGAACCTCAGTACGGCAGTTACTACTTAGCCATTGACTTGGCAGGATTTGAGGAAGTTGCCAAACAAGCGGCTAATTCTAAGAAAAGGCTAGACCAGACTGCTATTGCTGTGGTCAAGGTAACAGAAGATGGCAAATGGTTTGTCAAAGAGATTGTCTATGGGCGTTGGGACATCCGTGAGACTGCGGCAACCATTCTGATGAAGATGCGAGATTACAGACCTTTGGCTGTTGGAATTGAGCGAGGCGCATTAAAAAATGCAGTTTTGCCATATTTATCTGACTTAATGCGTAAAAATAATGTATATTCGCATATAGTTGACTTAACGCATGGCAACAGGAAAAAGGCTGACAGAATTATCTGGAGCCTCCAAGGTCGATTTGAGCATGGGCGTATTGTGCTGAACTCTGAGGAGGATTGGGATGAATTTAAAGATCAACTTCTTTTATTTCCCGCCATTGGAGTGCATGATGACTTGCCAGATGCTTTGTCATATATTGACCAGTTAGCCGTGACTTCTTACTTTGAAGATGTTGAAGAAGATGAGTGGGAGCCAGTTGACATAATTAGTGGGGTTTAAATGGCAACAGACAAAGAAGTGAAGATTGAAAACGAAGGTGGTTACGATGAGCCTACACAGGCTGACAAAGACTTAACTGCCTTTGTTGTTGACCATTGTGATCGTTGGCGTGATTACAGAAATACCAACTTCCTTCCCGATTGGCTAGAGTACGAGCGCATCTTCCGTGGTGAATGGGCAGTAGAAGACAAAACCCGTGAATCAGAGCGTAGCCGTATTGTTACCCCCGCCACCCAACAAGCAGTTGAGACTCGCCATGCTGAGATCATGGAAGCAATCTTTGGTCAAGGCGACTTCTTTGATATTGAAGACAACATCCAAGATGTCAATGGCAACCCCATAGATGTGGAGATGATTAAGCGTCAACTCACAGAAGACTTCAAGAAAGACAAAATCCGCAAAGCAATTGATCAGATTGAATTGATGGCTGAAATCTATGGCACAGGCATAGGTGAAGTTGTGGTGATGACTGAGACAGAGTATGTCCCATCTACTCAGCCGATACCAGGCCAAGCAGGGCAAGCGGCTATTGGAGTGTTAGAGAGAGAAAGAATTGCGGTCAAGATTTCTCCTGTAAACCCAAAGAACTTTCTATTCGACCCCAACGGAACTAGCGTAAATGACTGTATGGGTGTGGCAATTGAGAAGTATGTCTCTATCCACAAGATTGTCCAAGGAATTGAGGCTGGTATCTATCGCAAGGTAAACATTACCACTACTGGTGACGATTCTGACCTAGAGCCTACCCAAGAGGTAAGCCAATACCAAGATGAGAAAGTCTTGTTGTTGACCTACTACGGCTTAGTGCCACGGGAATACCTTGAGAATCTAGAAGAAAACAAAGATATTGTTGACCTTTTCCCAGATAACTCTGAGGCAGAAGAATATGCTGACTTGGTAGAAGCCATTATTGTGATTGCCAATGATGGGCAACTCCTAAAGGCTGAAGCCAATCCCTACATGATGAAGGATCGTCCCGTCTTGACCTATCAGGATGACACAGTTCCTAATCGTTTGTTAGGCAGAGGCACAGTAGAAAAAGCATTCAATATGCAAAAGGCTATTGACGCACAGACTCGTAGCCACCTTGACTCTCTTGCGCTGACCACTAGCCCCATGATTGCTATGGACGCTACCCGTTTGCCAAGAGGAATGAAGTTTGAGGTAAAGCCTGGCAAGGCCATCCTTACCAATGGCGCACCTTCTGAGATTCTTTACCCCTTCAAGTTTGGTCAAACTGACCCCAACAACTTGGCTACGGCTAAAGACTTTGAGCGTATGTTGTTACAAGCAACGGGAACTCTTGATTCCCAAGGCATGATTAGCAATGTGGCTAGAGATGGTGGTCAAGGCGGTATGTCTATGGCTGTCGCTTCTATCATCAAGAAGTACAAACGCACTTTGGTGAACTTCCAAGAAGATTTCTTGATTCCGTTTATTAAGAAGGCGGCTTTTAGGTTCATGCAGTTTGACCCAGAGCGTTATCCCTCAGTCGATATGAACTTCATACCTACGGCAACGCTTGGAATTATTGCCCGTGAGTACGAACAACAGCAGTTCATTGGCTTGTTGCAGACGCTTGGCCCTAACACTCCTGTTTTGCCTGTGATCTTGAAGGGCATTTTGGCTAATTCAAGCCTGTCTAACAGGATGGAACTGATTGCGATGTTGGAGAAGATGGGTCAACCTGACCCACAAGCGCAACAAATGCAACAAGTGCAACAACAATTGGCATTGCAAGCGGCTCAAGCACAGATTGCAGTCAATACTACTCAGGCAGAACAGAATCGGGCAGAGGCTACCAAGTTAACTATTGAGGCTCAGTTGATGCCACAAGAAGTTCAAGCCAAGATGAGTGCATCTTTGACCAAGAATCTACCCAATGAGGCTGATGCCAACCAAAGGGAGTTTGATAAGCGTGTCAAGATTGCTGATTTGATGCTCAAAGAGGCTGACATCAAGAATAAATCTAAGATTGTCGAGTTACAAATGGCTGACAAACTCAATTCTCAGTCTCAAGTTAAGCAAGACTTCCTTACTAAACTGACAAATGGTCTAAATAATGGCTAATATCAAGGAACTTATCCAAAGCATTGAGTCAACAGACTCATCTTTTGATGAGAAGTTATCTGCCATTAACAAAATGGAAGAAACCCTTGTGGCTATGCGCCAACAAGAGGAAAAGGCTGTTCAAGACAATGTAGATTTGATAGTTGAAGCCATCAAAGTGATGGAAAACAAGGTTACTGCACAACTAGAAGTTGCCAAGTCGATTGTTCCTGAAAAGGGTGACAAGGGAGACAAAGGCGATAGAGGTTTAGATGGTCGGCAAGGAATAGATGGCAAGAATGGGCAAAACGGAGTAGATGGAAAAGACGGGATAGACGGAAAAGATGGTGTTTCTGTCTCAAATGCTCAGATTGACTTTGATGGTTCTTTGGTTATTACATTGTCTACTGGTAAAGAGATTAATGTTGGCGAGGTAGTTGCCCCTGAGTTAGCAGAGAAGATCAAAGTTATCAGCACTATGTCCACCAATGGAGCGGTGGCTATCCTAGACGAAGGCACAAGCATCACAAGTGGTGTTAAAAAGATAAATTTTGTTGGCGCATCAGTAACGGCCACCAATTCTGGCGATGATGTAACTATCAATGTCAGTTCTGGAACAGGAACAGTTACAAGCGTGGCTTTATCAGGCGGTACGACAGGATTGACTGTTACTGGTAGCCCAATCACCACAACTGGAACTATTACTTTGGCTGGTACTGTGGCGGTTGCCAATGGTGGAACGGGTGACACAACTGCATCAGGGGCTAGGACAAACCTTGGTTTGGTAATAGGCACAGATGTTCTTGCCCCAACGGGTTCAGCCGCATCCCTTACAGGATTCCCAACTTTCAACCAGAACACCACAGGAACTGCGGCTTCCACCCCTAAGTTGCTGACTACCAATTTCACGATTGAGGAATCAGGTGGCAAGTTGCTGTTTAAATATGGCGCAACTACAATAGCCTCAATGTCTTCAACTGGAGTGATTACTTCAGCAACTAATATTATTGCAAATGGAACACCATAAAGGAAAAATATGGCAACGACAGTAACCCTAAAACCTAATGCGATTGACCTCTCTGGTTCGACTTCAGGGACAACCACATTGCAAGCAACTGCGGTGGCTGGTACTACCACAGTAACCCTTCCAGCGGCAACTGATACCTTGGTTGGTAAGGCAACGACAGATACCTTAACCAACAAGACCCTGACTGCTCCTGTAATCAGCACAATCAGCAATACTGGTACTTTGACCCTACCAACATCGACAGACACATTGGTGGGTCGTGCAACCACAGATACTCTGACAAACAAAACTCTAACCACACCAGTTATCAGTTCACTTTCATCTGCATCTGCTACTGCGCTAACTCTGCAATCTGCTGGCACTACTGCGATTACTGTTGATACTTCACAGCGAGTCGGTATTGGTACTACTTCGCCTGTTTCAAAATTAGATTTTGGTTCTTCGGCTGGCTCAAGTGGAACTGCTGGATTACCTTCTCTTTCTATTTATTCTTACCCTGCTGGTTCTGAAAGATATGGATTTAATTTAGGTTCAAATAGTTTAGACATATCGGCTTTATCTTCTGGTGGCAGAATTACATTTTATACAGGCGGTAGCACATCCTCTATTACAGAACGCGCCCGTATCGATGACAGCGGTAACTTGCTGGTGGGGACTACAAACCCAGATGGAAAACTTGCAATACACAGCACATCTACAACGGCACTTGTTGGTTGGTTTTCTTCTGATACCGCTTCTTTTACTGGTTCACATTTACAAACAATAACTCAAACTGCCTCTGGAACTGGGTTTAATCATTTGATTTGTTATTCAAACACAGGCGGCACAACAAACTTAAAAATTATTGGAAATGGTAATGTTCAAAATGCTAACAATAGTTATGGCGCAATTTCTGATGTCAAACTAAAAGAAAACATTGTTGATGCTTCACCAAAACTTGCAAGCCTTATGCAAGTCAAGGTGCGTAACTACAACATGATTGGCGATACAACAAAACAAATTGGTGTTGTTGCTCAAGAGTTGGAAGAAATTTTTCCCGCAATGGTGGAAGAAACGCCAGACAAAGATGTAAATGGAAATGACCTTGGCACAAAAACTAAGGCTGTTAAATACAGCGTGTTTGTACCAATGCTCATTAAAGCAATTCAAGAACTAAAAGCAATAAACGACACACAAGCCGAAACAATCAACGCACTAACCGCCCGTATAGTGGCTTTGGAAGCCAAGTGACACCTGAACTACAAAAGTATTACGAAGCCCGTTTTGACTTGATGTCAAAAGAGGGTTGGAAAGACTTAATGGAAGATATTGACACAATGATTGAATCGTTGAACAATATCACTACAATCCCTGACGAAAAGTCCTTGCAATTCAAGAAGGGCGAATTGTCAATACTCACATGGCTGAGAACCTTGAAAGAGGTCAGCGAGAGAGCATTTGAGGAATTGAATGAAAAGACTATTTGATTTTGCCTGTGAAAACGGGCATAAAACTGAGAGATTCTGTGATTATGAGACACGGGATTTCTTATGTGAGTGCGGAGCAACAGCCAACCGACTCATAAGCGCACCTAACTTCAAATTGGAAGGGTGGTCTGGTTCTTTCCCATCAGAGCATGGGAAGTTCGAGAAAAAACACCTTGACAGACTGAAGTGGGAGCAAAGTAACAACTTGTAAAAAGTGCAAGTTAAATGTCCTGAGAACGATAAACACGCAGGAAAAGGAAAAATATGTTGATTGAAAATGAAGATGAGTCGCCAAGTGAGTTAGACGTAGTTGAAGAACAACAGCAAGAAAGACTCCCTCAGAATGAGCAACTTTCAGACATTCCCAATTTCTATCGGGATAAAAGTCTAGAAGATGTTATCAAGATGCATCAAGAGGCTAACAAGTTAATTGATCGTCAGG